CCCGGTGATCTGCAGCTCGACCTCGTACGCGATGGCCTTGTTGGTCTCGACCGGCCCGAACGACTGGCCCATCACCAGCGCGTCATAGGTGTAGGCGTCGCCCTGGGCGATCTGCCCGGCCTTCTTGTTGATCGGCAGCGTGACTTTGATCATGTAGGAATTATCGCCATCATTGTAGGCGGCCACCACGGCCAACTGCCCGGCGTCGCTGCCCACCCGGTTGCCGCTGAGCTTGGGCGCTCCATTGTCGCGCATCAGCTTCAGAAACTCCTTGTCCAGCCCGGACTCCAGGTTGCTGACCTCTTCCTTGTCGAACGTGCCCTTGCCGGGGTCGGTGGTCTTGATTTCGCCCACCGGCACGTAGACCGGGGTAACGGTTCCAGAAATAGGCCCGATAGCGAAGATGGTGCCCCGCCCGGCTTGGGCAAAGCTGCGTGTGTAAGCCATGATTTGACTCTCCTTGATGCGAAATGCCGCTCGCGCGGGGTACTACTCGGTGAAGGTGTACAACAGTCGGAACTCGATCTCGGCAACGTATTGCCGGGCTTCATTCATATAAGCGTCGCGGCCCTCGATCAGGTCCGCATTGTCGAGAAAACTCCCATCGGGCAGCGTGTCGCTATACCCATTCAGCAAGACGCGCAGCGCCTCGCGCACACTGTTGGCCACCGCGTAGCCGGAGGCCGTCGCCGTTCCCACGGCGTAGCAATCGAACTGCAGCCGCAGCGTCTGCAAGCCACTGGTTTCCAGCGTCGCGTCGCTCCTTCCGCCGATCACCTTGAACACCATCGCCGGGCCATCCACACCCAGCGCCGCGCCCACGGCCTCCGGCAGCACGCCAGGGAAGATGCGGCTGGCAGTAATCGCCTGCAACCCGCTCCCCGCCTGCACAATCAGCGCCACAATGCCTTCGAGAATCATCTATTGGACTCCATTGATCTCAATGCAATACAGCAGCAGCACGCGGTCGCGCTCCTGGATGTTCTCGACGTTCTGCAGCACAAAGAAGCGGCCGCGATACAGCACCCGCTGTCCGCCCAGCAAGCTCACGTCCGGACCTGGCCAGCGAATCTTCATCACATGCGTGATCTCGGAGGAGAACTGCCCATCCTGAGAATTCTCGCGGGGTTGCTTGCTCCGGATATCGGGAACCGCGGCCCCGGTATAGATCGCTGCCCGCGTCGTCAGGAACGTATTCCAAACCTCTATCTGTCCACCCAGCGTGTCCTGCGTCGTGGCCTGCGCCTGGATCTGGATCTGCTGACGCAGCTCACCGGGGTCGATCGCCAGCGGATTGAAGCGCTGCGGCATCTTAGCTCAACCTTTCAAGTGCGCCATAGTTCAGGCAGGACGTTACGGCGAATGGCAGCTCCGCATCGGCGCTCGCTCCCGGCGTGAAGGGCAACCGATTCTCATACCATGAGCTGATCAACATCAGCATGCCAATCTTGACCCGCGCTCCGCTTCCAAGCCAGAAAGGATCGACCGCGGCATAGCCGGAGGTGAAGCGCGTCAGAATGGCCGACGAGGGGAACGGTGTAAAGGCCGGCCAGGAACGGTTCCAGGGGGGCGTGATGACGCCCGGTTCCTTCTTTAGGTCGATCACGTAATCCGTTGTCAGCGCCATCGGCGTGACGGCACCGGTGAGGTCGGTGTACTGCATGAGATCGACGGAGACGCATGGCGCGCGCAGGCGCAGCCTGTACGCCGGCCAATAGTCGTAGGACAGGTCCCACTGCTTCTGCACCAGATCGCGATTCTGCAGGATCTCCGCCTGCTCCCGGGCCGCGGAGATCATTCCCCCCAACATCACGTCATCCATCGTAAAGCTGGCGTCGAGACGCAGATAGTTCTTCATATCCGCGAGCAGTATCGGCTCGGTGAACGTCTGCACCGGGTCCGTCACCGTCAGGCGCAGCGTGCCAAAGGAATCGAAGTTGGAATCATAGGCCGAGACGTAGGGATAGCCGTAGGGATAGTTCATTGAGCCTTTTCCTTCGTCTCGCGTGGGTAGAGCGGCTTGACCTCGGTGGGCGCGACAACCTTTGTCTCGCGTGAGTCAGATGGCTTTTTGGGCGGTTTCGGGCAAGCGCGCATAGAAAACCTCCAAAGAAAATGTGGTGGGGGTCTCCCGAGGGAAGACTCCCCACCTTGGTTCGGGATTAGCTGAAGGTTCCGGACACGTAGGAGTTCGGACGCTTGACGATCAGCGCCGAGCGCTTCTCCGCACGAACCGCCACCAGGTTCAACTGGAAGAAGTTCGCGTGCTCGGTCGAGATCTCGACCTGCATATCCATGCGGTCGCGAATCTCGGCTGCGGGTGCAGCTCCGGAGCCCACAAGGAAACTACCCTGCGCCATCGAGGTGGTCGAAACCACGTCGAGGTTCCAGATGGACGGCCGTACCGCCGCCTGGGGGTCGCCCAGAATATAGCGGCCGTACGCATCCTTGGTCAGGCGGATCGCCCACCAGTCCATCGTGTTGAGCACAATGAAGGTCGGATTGAGTTCCTTCGAGCGCGCGATCTGGCTGATCGCATGCCCGAGCTGGTCGATCTTGTTGTCACCGCCCAAATTCAGGGTGGTGTCGTAGGTAGCAGCCTGGGTGATCAGGCCGTGCAGGTTCTCGCCGGTTCCATCGCCGGAGAGCATCTGCTGCTCTTCCTCAAGATTCACGTAGTACGGCAGGGACGAATTGATGTACCCGGCAAGCTCCGTGAAGTCGTCGAGGATCTGCTTCGACGCGGGGATGAACGCGGCGATGGTGCGCACCTTCTCCGAGGCGCTCGCAAACGTCACGGCGCTCTCGTTGATGGCGTTTCCTTCTGCCGTCACGCTGCCAGCGCCGGCCGTCACCGTGAGCGCGACCGGACCTGCAGTTGCGGTGGCGTTGATCGAGATGGTGATGGCGGCGGCGCCGGTGATGCTTGCGATGACCGCGCCGGCGGGGATTCCAGCACCAGATATCGGCTGGCCGATCTTCAGTCCGGACGTGCTGACCGAGAGCGCAGTCACGGCCTTGCTGGTCGCCGTCGTGCTGCCCGTCATTGGGATGGCGTACGAGGGAGCCCCCGTTACCTTCACAAAATCGATCAGCGCCAGATTCGTCGGCCGCGCGACCAGCAGATCGCGCACCCGGAGACCCTGACGGGCTTCCGCCGTGATCCCGTTGATCCGGTCGATCTGCATCACACCCGTGGTCGCGAAGCCGACCGCGGACTCGCTGATGGTCGTCTTGCGCTCGAAGCGGTTGGACTTGACGGTAAACGAGGCGCGGCCCGAGCGGTCCTTGATCAAACGCGCGACGTTGTCATTTTCCTTCAGTTCCTGCTCGAGCGGCTTCTCGTTGCCGGAGTTGTGCTTTTCGACCATCTTCAGGTCGATCGCGTCGATCTGCTTCTGCAGCTTCTCAACAGAATCCTTGGTTTCGGTGAGCATCGTGCCGAAGCTCTTCTTTTCTTCGGCGGCCTTGTCGACATAGCCCTTCAGTTCAGTCTGGAGGGTAGACAGCTGGTCCTTCAGTTCCATGGGGGAACTCCTTGTGGAGATGGGGTGGGTGGAGTGATTCGTTGAGTTGATCCGCGGGGAGTTCTACGCCCGCAGCAGCGCCCTCATGGATTCGAGGGATTCAACCGCCGAGTGGAGTTCCGGCTCGGGCTTCTGTTTGGCTGCGGCTGCAGATTTCGAAGTGGCATCGTCGTCTTCCTCTTCGACGTCATCGGCTTCGTCATCGATCAGTGCATCCATAATGTCCATGGCAGACTTCATGTGCTCGTGGGCTTCGCCGAGCGAACCCTTGGTCGCCGCGCTCAGCTTGCGGCCTTCCTTGGTCTCGTGGCGCTTCGCCGACCAGGACTTTGTGTCCATGCCGTACACCTCGGCCAGCACGTCAAGATATTGCGGCAGGTAGTCCATGTACGCATTGCAGAACTGCTGGGTGACCGTCGCGGCGGCCGTCACCATCTCCTCACGACTCAGGTTGCCGTCCCAGATGGCGTCCTGCAGCGCATCCTGCAGCGCGCCGATCATCTGGTAGCCAGCCGCCATAATCTGCCGCTCATTCAGCTCCTCGTTGAAGTCGCCCTTATTCTCACGGCGCGATTTCACGTCACCGACCAGGGCGAGAGTATTCATCGGGAAGGTGACAACGGACCCCTCCCAGAGCCGGATCTCCTTCAAGTGCCGAACTCCGTCGATCACCTGCGCCTTGATGGGGTCATAGCCGATCGAGAGTCCCTTGACCACCTTCGCCTTGAGCAGCAGGTAGGCTTTCTTCGCCTCGGGGATCTCCAGCAGCAGTTGCCCCTTGCACGCCAGGCCTTCGGACGTGTCCTCGAGCGCCAGCTCGCCAATCGGGCAGTCGGTCTTATGCTGCCACAGCATGGGTACCTTGCTGCCGTTTTCCTGTAGCGTCTTGGTGAAGGCGCCGGGCTCGACCAGGTCGCCGCCATCGTCGACATTGCTATACGGCGAAAGCATCCCCTCGAACGATCCGTCCTCATTGAGCGATTTGACCGCCATTCGGAATTGACGCTGCTTGTTTTTCATCTGCTCTCCCTTGACTTCTTGCCGACGACCTGGACGCGGGCCGCCGGCGTTGCGCCCTGCATGTTCTGCACGGGCGCGAGATTGACCTGAACAAAGTGCTCGTCGCCGCCATCGATCGGGTTTAGACCCTCAGACCCTCGGACTTCGTTGATGCATTCGATACCGTTCTGCAGCATCGTCGCATAACCCTGCATGCGCGCCTGGAAGTCGGCGCGGAGAAGGGCACTGAGATCGTGCCGGAAAAAATAACCCTGATGCTTTTCCTCCGGCGTAAGAACGCAGCGCCACAACTCCTGCTCCCATCGCGTCAGGTGCGTCATCAGCGTGAAGCGCACAAACTGTTCCGCCAGGGACTCGATGTTGGAAAACGTGGCATGCGACAGATCGCCGACAAGGGTGGGAAAGACAGAGAACCATCGGCAGATATCGGGGATCGTGAACTCGCGGCTTTCGATGAGCTGCGCATCCTTAGCCGAGAGCCCGATCTGCTCGTACTCAAGGCCCTGCTCCAGGATTGGCGGCTTGTGCGGGTCCGAGTAAGTCTTCTCCCAATTCGCTGCGAAGCGCTCATAATCCTTGTCATCCTTGAACTTGTTCGGATGCTTGAGCACGTACGGGATACGTCCCCCCCTCGCGTAGAAGTTCGCAACATTGCGCTCCTGGGCGATTGCCGTCCCCAGCGACTGACGCGCCATGGTGATCATGCTGTAGCCCCGAACGCCATCCCAGCCGAGGCCGCGAAGATGCAGGATGTCCTGCGGCTTGCCCCTTTCGACGGTGTAGGTCTTGTCAGCCTGATGCTCCTCGCGCACCACGTAGATGAGCCGCTTCTGCCCGGTTTTCTCGCGGTCAGGGAATACCATCTGGGGCTGAAGGGGATAAAACTCCAGAGCCTCGCCCGTTCCGGACCGCCGCGCGATCTTGGCGAACCCATTACCCTGCAGCACCAGGTGCGACGTCAACAGCTCTGTGAATGTCTGGGTTGTAATCTCCTCGGACGGGGCATATTTCAGCGCCGTGTACAGGGGCTTACCTATCGCCATATCCTTTATGTTGCCGTTCTCCCGCATCATATTGACGGGCAGGAAACCGACAGACTCGGAGATGATCTTGTTGCAGGCCCAGACGGTGCTGAGCCCCATGGCGGTGTCGGTGGAAACCGGCTCGCCAGACCACGCCGGGAGGCCGCCCGAGAGGGCGTTATAGATGCCGTAGTACCCATTGCGGGCATACCATCCAGCGCTGATCGTATCGAACGAAAACGCGGCAGCCTTCTTCGCGCGGCCGAGCGCGCTCTTGATTCCTTTGAACATCAAGCACTCCTAACAACGGGTGAAATGTAGGCGGATTCCAGTGCTAACGCCGCCGGATATTGCGCGAGAAAAAGCGCGATTGCGGCATCGATCTTGTCCTCGGGCTTCTTCTTGTCTGGCATCCGGTAGTTTCCGGCGCCCGACTCCGAAGTCATCACATTCGATATGCACCAGGTAAGCACCGGGTGACCGTCATGGTGGAAGCGGCCATCGTAGACCGCGCCCTCTAATTCCTTCATCGCCGGCGAGAGAATCGCCGGGCTGGGCGGCATCTCCACCCTTGTCGCTCCGGATATCTCCTCGACTCGCTGTGACCACTGGTCCGCGTACCGAGCGTC